CCTAGGTTGCTCAAAGGACCGGGGGACGGCATGAGTGACGACATCCCTGCAACTATTGCTAATAGACAACCTGCCCGTCTAGCCGATGGCGAGTTCGTAGTTCCAGCCGATGTGGTATCACATTTAGGCAACGGCTCAACCGAAGCAGGCGCTAAGAAACTACATCACATGATGGACTCAGTACGCAAGGCGCGCACTGGCAATTCAAAGCAGGGTAAACAAATCAACCCAAACAAGTTCTTGCCTAAGTAATGCCTTTACACTACGTTCCACCTGTTCAATTACCTACGGTGTGGCCTGTCGCCGCGCCTTTATTGCAGAAAGCTATTGACTTAGATCCATCTGTAGTAACAATTGAACAAGTTGAGTATGCAGTTCGTACGGGGCGTACCTTCCTATTAGTCTGGGAAGATCCGGACGAAGGCATAACTGGGGCAGTAACTCTTGAATTTATAGACTACCCGCGCGAGCGAGTGGCACACGTTGACTTAATGGGTGGTAAAGGCGTTGTCCGTAACCACGTGTTTGAAGAAGCTAAACAATGGATGCGCTCTATGGGTGCAACAAAAGCCCAATGTTGGGCAAAGGGAACTCTGGTTCAAATGTACGAGAAGATGGGTATGGAAAATACTCATCAAGTCATGCGGATCAATCTGTAAATTAGGAGGCTCATATGGGCGGTGGCGGCGGTGGACAACCCACACAAACAACAAGTACTTCGTATCAAACGAACATACCCGAATACGCACGTCCGTATGTCGAAACAATGCTGGGCGCGACTCAGCGTCAGTTGTTTCAAGGAACTCCCACAGGCGATGGCGGCTTCAATATAACTGGTTTCCAACCATACAAAGCGTACGGCGGAACGTACGACGAGCAAGGCAACCAGACTTCTTATGATCCCGGCAAATCAGTAGCAGGGTTTAGTCCTCTACAACAGCAAGCACAACAAGGCGTTGCTGGACTACAACTACCCGGTCAGTTTGATCAAGCTATGCAAGGTACTACCGCTGCTGGTCTTGGCGGCTTCGGAGTTGCTAATCAAGCTAACGTAGGCGGTTTCCAGAATCAAATTGGTGGGTACATGAACCCATACATGAACCAGATTTTGGCTCCTCAATTAGCAGAGGCTAACCGCAATTACGATATTAGCGGCATGAATCAACAAGCCAAAGCAACTCAAGCAGGCGCATTTGGTGGTTCGCGTGAAGCAATCATGGCTGCGGAAAACGAACGCAACCGCAATACAGGTCTAAACCAAATTATTGGTCAAGGGTACAACCAAGCCTACAACCAAGCACAGCAACAATACAACCAGAATATACAAAACCAACTTGCTGGCTATGGATTGGCTGGGCAACAAGCAGGTCAGTTGGCTGGTATTGCTGGACAAGGGCTGACTGCTCAACAAGGCATCTATGGTCTTCAGAACCAGATGGGCGCACAACAGCAAGCGTTGGAGCAGCAGAAGGTCAACCAAGCGATGCAAGACTATGCTAATGCACAGCAGTATCCGCTTATGCAGTTGGGCACTATGTCCAATATGTTGCGTGGCTTGCCAATGCAGGCTCAGACTACTAACCAATACGTTGCGGCTCCTAACCCAATCACTCAGGGTATTGGCGCAGCAGGGGCAGCTGCGTCTTTATACAACGCTACTAAAGCTGAAGGTGGCGTGATCAAGTCTATGGCATCTGGCGGTATCACTAGCTACGATGTTGGCGGTGAGGTCTATGCTGATCTAGAAAGAATGGATCCCAGAGAGCTACAACAAATAGCTCAACGTTCTGATAGTCCATCAATGCAAAAAATGGCTAGGGCTATATTAGCCAGAAGCGCGCCTATGCACGCTGCGTCTGGTGGCATCATGCATTTTGATGAAGGCACTAAAGGTAGTTCTGTAGGTGATGATGCTAAAAAACTTCAGTATGAAAGTCTCCAAGACAGGGCAGAAAGAAATCTGCAAGAGCGCGGAAATATTTATTCTGGAAGAAAACCGACAGAAGAACAAAACGCCGCATGGAATGCTAAAGAACCGCAGCCACCCACTGATGAAATGGTTCAAAGAAGATATGAACTTAGAAAAGGTTTAGATTCATTAACGTCTGGCGGAAAAGGTAGTTACGGTACTAGTGTACAAACTCCTAAATCTACTGTACGTACAGAAGAAGCGCCACCTGAGTTTTCAGCCCCGGGCGTAGTTAACCCTGCGTATAAAGAATATATAAACAGAGATGCTACGCGTAATCGCGGAGAAGACCCACAAGCGTATGACTCCAAACTTTATCCTGTATCTAGCGGGATTACAGCGGCAGTGCCTACAACTTACCCTGCAAAAGAACAATTGCCTGCTGGTGCTAAGACTCCTGTTCAGTACGATAAAGAATTAGAGAGTCGTAAAGACCTTAGTAAAGAGCAAAAAGATTCAATGTCTAGCATGTACAGAAATGGATATGCTCAACTACAAGGACAAAATAAAACGCAACCCAGTGCTACCGCACCAATTGTTGGTGGTGGTATTAAACAAGCAGTCAAAGAAGAAGTTAAGCCTGTAGTAGAAGACGCAGTGCTAAAAGGTTTGATGAGTGGTATTGAATCTGAAAATAAAGTCGCTGGTGAAAGCGAAGAAGCGCTAGCTGAAAAAATGGCTAAAGCTGTTGGCCCTAATGCGGGCCGAGAAAAATACCGCGCTGAAGAAATGGCGCGTAAAGCCAACTTGAAAGATGAAGCAGATCGTCAACAAAGTATGCGTCTTGCTGAATTCTTTGCAGCTTGGGGTTCAACCCCCGGCGCTACTCTTGTTGCTGGTATGAATGCGTTGAAAGCTAAGATTCCAGACTTTATTAACGACCGCAAAGAAGCTAAGAAACTTGAGCGCGAATCTGACAAGATCATTTACGACTTGGACGAAGCCGATCGCCTTGAAAGAGCTGGATTCTTAAAAGAAGCTCGTGACTTAAAACAAAAAGCCAAGACAAACGCACAACACTTACAGTCAACTGTTGCTACCTACAGAGCTCATCTACGTCAATCAGACGTGGCTGAAAAAGGCCATGAGATGGATTACAAAGCTAAGATGGCTGGCGTTGCTGCGCAAGAAAAACATAATGCATTGGTTGCAACAAAAGGAGAAGAGGATAAAAAGTTTAATACTCTTAACGCCGCAAGCACAGCTTTAGAAAGAATGAGGGTTGATCAAGCAAATGAGCGCGATAAAGCTGGCGGACAGTACCAAAGAATGTCTACCTTAGCTACGCTTGACCCTACTAAAGCCGACGCCGAAACTGCAAAACGTATTCGTGATGCTCAAAAATATATTGCGGATAAAGACAAGGAGCATGCAGATGCCCGACGCCCTATAGAAACCAGAATTAAAGAACTTGAAAAACGAGTTAATTTAAATGCAGATGTAGCCAGCACAGATACTGGAAATAGTGTGACTATCGGTGGTAAAACTTATACTAGACCATCAAACTTCACCGATGAACAATGGGAAGCCTATAAGAAAGCTACTAAAGGAGCTGCGTAATGAGTCCCGAAGAATGGCTAGCCTCGCAGGGTAGCCAATCCAAATCAGGCGTATTGAGCCCTGAAGAGTGGTTGGCGCAGCAAACTCCTCCTAAACAACAAGCGCGCGTTGCAGGAGAAAACGAGGGTGACTTCTTCCGTGGTATTTCCAATATACCGGGGCAGATCCAAAACATCTATGGTGCTGGCAAGGTACTGACTGGTCTTGTCGCTAACAAACTTGGCGCTACTGATACTGGTAAAGAACTTATCAAGAGTGGCACCGAGAGCATGGATGCTGGCGAAGCCAAGCAAGTTGTTAAAGAATCTGATGACTTTGTCAAGGCATGGGATAAAGGTATTGGTTCAGTCATTACTGATTGGCTTCCATATCAAGTCGGCGCTGGTATTGGTAACTTAGCGGAAACCGTTGCGTTTTCTCTTGCCGGTGCAGGGGCAGGCGCTATTACAGGCGCGGGTGTGGGCGCAGCCCCCGGCGCTATAGCGGGCGCGGTATCTAAAACTCTAATTAAACAAGGTATTAAAGAAGCCGCTGAAAAAATAGTCGTTGCTGAAGGCAAAGAAGCCGCTGAAAAATATATTCAATCAGAAGCCAAAAAAGCTCTTGTAAGAATCGGTGCTACTTCGGGCATGGTGGCTCAGGCTGGTATGCATGGCGCTGGTGAAGTTACTGGGCGCGCGGTTGAAGAAGCAGAAAAGAGCGGAGCAAAAGCTGAGGATATTGAACTTAGTCGCGTGCTGCCTGCTGTAGCCGTACATGCCGTTGCTGACTTCTTTATTAACAAAATTGGTCTTGACGCGCTCAAGATTGGCGAGAAGGCTACTAATAGTCTGATCCTTGACATTGGTAAACGCATCGCTGTTACAGGCACTAAAGAACTTCCTGCAGAAGAGATACAGACTTTAGCTGAGCGCTATGGCGCTAACTTATCGTTGGCTGATGCAGAAGCGGTAAAAGAATACGTCAGCACCGCTGCGGCTTCTTACGCTATGTCTATTGCACCGGGGGCTGTAGGCGGAGCGCGTACTAACTTAGCGGCTAAGTTAGCGCCAAAAGACAAAGGCGATGAAGATAAGAAAGTATCTGATACAGGTACAGAAAACATCGTCAAAGAAAACACTACCCAACACGACGCTGATACTCAATCAAGGATAGATACTCTTCTTGGTAAAACTACGCCTGCAACTAATCAAGTTAAACCGCCAGCTAACGATGTGTTTGGTGAAGATGAACTTGCGGGCACTGCAGTGCCTACTGATACTGGCGGCATCAAGACTCAAGAAGAAGCCGATGCTATAAACCTGACTCGTCAGGATCTGCGCGCTAAAGAAAAAGAAACCGCGCTGCAAGAAGCTAGAGACTATCTTGCTAATGTAGATGACCCGAATACAAAAACAGGATTAAATGGAATTGCGCTAAATAAATATTTGACTGCTTTCGGCATTTCAAAAACTACGGGTAAAGGCAGCGCTGCCATAAACCGCAAAAAACTTGAAGATTATTTAGCGCAACAAGGAGCACAAAATGTTGCAGGATCTCAACAACAGCCAGCTGGAACAAGCACTGACTTGGCTGTACCAACCGATACAGGAGCCGCCACCACAAGAGCTGGAACAACTGTCGCAGGTGGAGTGGATGTTACTAACGCAGCTGCTACACAACTTGCTGGAAGAGAAACTACACAGCCCGCTACATTAGAACAAAAGCTACGCAACGATTTAAAAGAACTAAGCGATAGGGTTGAGGCGTTAGCAAATGATGGCAAAGGGCGTAAATTTAACGGTAGCAGATCAGTTGATAAAACACTGACTAAAGCTATTAACGACTACAACGAGTTCAAGACACAACACGGCATAGACGACGAGAACAACCTTGCGGCTAACTACCGAAATACAGAAGCGCTAGCTTTGATGGGTAAAAAAGTCTATGCAACACCACGCACGGATGAAGAAGCGGTTCTTGCCAACGAGGAAGAAGAACAAGCCAACTACGAGAAGAATCTAAAAGAGTCTTACTCTGGTAAAGAGAGTACGTACGAACAAGAGAACTTGCCAGAAGGCGCTAAAGAAGAGTACGAGGGTACGGCAAAAGAACTTAATGCTGAAATAAAAGACCACAATAAAGGGCTTACTGCACTTATTGAAAAACAAGAAGCTGCTAAACAAGAACTAAAAAAAGCGCGTGAAGCTCTTGCTGACTACGAAGATACCCAACCAGATAATCCTGATATCAATGCAGTTGATCCAGTTGTAGAACGCGCTGAAGCGCGCATCGCTGAACTGAAAGCCGCTTACAACGAGGCTACTAAAACACTGCAAGAGTATGGCGGTAAACGAGCTGAAATACCATCGTGGAGCAAACTAGGCGTAGATGAAAAAGATGTCTACTACAGTCACATTAAGAAAAATACTATTGAAGAACACAGAACTGCTGGGCGCAAACTTCAAGAGTACAGGGCGCATAAAGTAGCTGAAGGTCGCACGGAAGAAAAACCCGGCAAGTCTCGCGTTGTAAATGGCTATGAAGAGTCAAGAGCGTTCTACACCAAGTTGTGGGGTGTTCCGTTTCCTCCTTGGAGCCAGCTATCTAAACCCGCACAAAATGTTTATTTAGAAACATTGACCCGTGCTGACACTGATCCAGAGACGGGTAAGACAACTGTTGTTTTTATCAATGCTGGTATTCAAAAGCCTATGGGCTTTGCAAAGATAGGGCTTCAGTTACGGCAAGAACAAGAGATAGCTAATAAAGAAATTAGCGAAAAAGAAGCTGAGACACATGCCAAGCTGAAAGAAGAAGTAGCCAGACTTTCTAGACTGCAAGAAGGTATCAACAAGCAGTTGAATGAAGAGTCAAATCGAAATAGAGATATTCAGGTTACAACTGAATGGCTGCCTACTCATGTAGTAAAAATGGTGATGGATAGAGACTTTAAAGGAGTCATTAACTATCTACGCCATCTGCCTTTGTATAAAGGCGCGGGAACAAAGACTGCAGATCACATAAGCATTATGAAAGCTTTAGCCCAAGCTTTGCATGATCTAAATCTGAACACCAAGATAGAGTTTGTAGAGACGCTACCTAACGGTGACTTAGCGCAATACGACCCACTTACTGACACTATCAAGGTAACGCCCGAAGGCTTGACCGCATCCACTGTTTTGCATGAAGCAACTCATGCTGGTACGGTGCGCGTCATTCACATGTATACGTTCAAGGACAGGAAAGGCGATTACATCCTACGTAAGAACCTAACTGAACAACAACGACGTGGCGTAGAAAAATTAGAAGCCATCATGAAGGAGACAGAGGACTATCTGGCTATCAACCACACTGATAAAGCCTTTAGTAATTTGTTTGAGTTTGCCGCATATGCGCTGACTGACCCAGACTTAATTCAAAGCCTAAAGACTTTTGGTCCCACGTACGAGCTACTGGCTAAGTTAAACGACACTAAAGAAACTATTACGGCTACGCCTAAAGAGAAAAAAGGCAAGCCAGAGACAATGTGGTCTGCATTTAAGAAGACCGTTGCTCAAATGCTTGGCGTTAGTAGCAAGCCACAAGTTAAAAAGCTGTCTCAGTCGCCAAACTTTTTGTTTGAGGTGGCCTCAGCACTTGACGATATTTTGTCTGTACCGACAGAACCAATCAATCTACGTAAGCTGCCAGCGGTGAAAGCCGAAGGTATGCCGAAAATCGACCTATATTCTAAAAATGACGGGTATGAAACAGATCAAGACGATAAACCAAAATCATTAAGCTACCTGTCTAAGATATTTACAACAGCGCCCGGTATCAGGCGGATTGCGTCATTGTTTCAGAATGACCGCTACGCAATTAAGTATTGGGAAGACATTAACGAGTTGGCTGGAAAGATCTATCACGAAGGCGTAGACAAGATAAACAATATCTACACTCAGATCACGCTTGCTGCATCTAGCGCAAGAAATTTATACAACCAATACATCGCTGATAAAGCAGAACGCCTAAACTCAGATATTTCTAAATTTGCTGAAGCTGCTGGTCTATCTACTGATCAGGCGTTGTCACTTCTACATAAAGTTTCTGAAGCACTGCATGAACCAGAGCGTCGGGTTGTAAAGTACCTGTTAACAGTGCCTTTGCGCGAGCAAGCTAGGACAGGTGAGGCTATGAGTCCCGCTGACATGCGTAAAGAAATCATGTCGTTGCTCGATACCAAGACACTAGATAAAGACGCGGCAAAGCAGTTGAAACAACGCCTAGAAGATGTAGTGTTTGCTAAAGATGCATCTGGTAATTTTATTCTTGACCAGAATGGATACCGCACACCAAACACAGCAAACGTTGATCCGTTAGGTTATAGCCCACGTATTGATGAGGCTATGAAGAAACGCTTGGCTAAGAGCGAAGTATCTAGCGTACCTATAAATCTTGATGCTGATGCATATCGCGTTACTGTGATTGAAAAAGATATAGCTAAAACTATTACTGAACAATACAACAATCATCCACAGAAAGAGATGATTAAGCAGGTGTTAGATTCTGTGCAACAGCTGCATAAGGCTACAACTGAACTTAATAAGATGGCTAACTATTGGTCACAGCCAGTAAGTAACCGTGTGAACTTCTATGGGTTTGAAAATTACGTGCCGTTGAAAGGCTACTCAAACACCAAGACAGATGAGATGCTTAGCTTTGACACTATGCGTCGTGGCAAAGAACTGCAGGACATGGAATTCATGTTTGGTGGTCGTGCAACTATATCTAAGAATCCTATTCTCCAAACTATGTCTGACGCAACGCGCTCTGCGATGCGCGCCGGGCGCAAGGATCTTACCCAGTCCATCAAGAATGCTCTTACGCCAGACGCTAACGGTAAACAATTACTTGCTGGCAAAGTAGGCCCAAAGATCTCATTTGAAGACCGCCAAAGTCCAGAGGTACTTAAAAACTTGCCACGTGAGAATACTGTGTTCCATTACAACGATGACGGCAGTATCCAAGTCCTAGAAATATACGACAAGAAACAACGCGAAGCGATCCGTCGTACCTACCAAAACAGCAAGCCTGTTGTTGAACTGGCTAACAGCATAACCAGTGCAGTTGGCACTTTGCACACTCGATACAACTATTCTTTTGCTCCAATGAACTTTGTACGCGATGCGCTGACTAACGCGTTTGCTATCGGCGCAGACATGGGGCCTGCTGAATCCGCTAAATTCATTAAAGCTATCTCAGGCCAAGTGCTTAAAGGCGGTATGTACAAGTCTATGCAGGTGGCTATCCTTTATCAACAAGGCGATCCAAGTAGTAAAGCCAAGTTAAAAGAAATGGCTGACAACGACGCATATATTAAAGATATGGTGGAGTTTGTTGAAAAGGGAGGCATGGTCTCCTATCTAGGTGCGCTGTCGCTCAAGTCAAACTTCCAAGCGCTACATAAAGAGATTGGAAAGAACGGTATTCTCAAGTCCAAAGAACAACTAGATAAGTTTGTTGATATTTGGACTGACATGTTTGAATTGGCTAGCCGCTCCGCTGCGTACGGCATCGCTAAGAAGAACTTTGAAGGTAAGGGCATGACTTCTAACGCAGCTAGTGTTAGGGCGGCTGCTTACGCTAAGAACCTTGCTAACTTTGAACAGGTGGGCGAACTTGGTAAGGCGATGGGCGCGTTCTATATGTTCTTTAGACCAGCGGCTACGGGTGCGGTACGCGCTATTGAATCTTTAGCTCCTGCTTGGCCCGGAAGTCTTGAGAGAGCGCTAGAAGGGCTGCCTCCTGAGATTAAGAGTGACGCTACTGCTTTGGCTACGTTCGAGAAGAACTACGCTGAAAAACAAAAGAACGCCCGCATTATGACTGGCGGGCTAGTTGGTCTAGGCATCATGGCTTACTTCATGGCATCGATGATGTCGGATGATGACGAGTTAGGACGCAATGCTGTATTAAATGACAACATGCAACAATGGACCCGCTACGCTAGGTTTCATATCCCTCAAGATATTACTAAGGCAATGGGCATTAACAACCCAGTTGTATTCCAGATTCCTTGGGGCTTTGGTCTTGGGGCGTTTGCTGCATCTGGAGCACAGATAGCTTCTGTCTTGGCGGGTAAGGCATCGGTCAAAGATGCAATGGCTAACATCTTCTTGCAGATTTCGTTGGACTCGTTCATTCCAATCCCAGTCTCCAAGATGCCGCCTACTGAAATGCCGCTTGAGTTTTTCTTGGATTCAATTGCGCCAAGCGTTGCGCGTCCCATCCTTGAGTTTGCGTTGAATAAGAATGGTCTAGGTCAAGACATCTACAACGATCAGAACCGTCGCTTCGGTGATGCATACACTGGCGGTGATCGCATTCCAGAGATATATAAAGATTTGGCACGGAGTATGGCTAACGGCACGTTGGGCGGTATAGACATCAGCCCTAACACTCTGTACTTCTTGTCCAATAGTTATTTAGATGGTGTTGGTCGCGTGTTTGAAATGGGGTATGGCATTACAGACCTTACACAAGGCCGCAAAGGATTTGATCCTAAGACTGACTTACCACTGATGGGGTCGTTCTTTGGCGCTAAATCAAACGTAGACTCTCGTGAGTTTTCTGCAGTGGAAAAGCAGATCCAAGAGATAGAACGCAAGGTCAAGATGTTTGATACTGATCCTGTACAGAGTGCTAAATATTTGGCAGCGCATCCGATGGATGAGATTATTGTTGAGATGTACAACCAGCAAGTTAACGGAGAACTAAAACAGTTGCGTGCACAAGCTAAACAGTATCGTCAGATGCAAGGGTTGGACCCTAAGACTAGGGATTCAATGCTTAAGATAATCACATTCCAAGAAAATCTGGTTAAACATAATATGATCCTGCAGTTCAAGGCATATGGAGTCAAGCCTTAACTAATGCGCCAAGCGCGTACTCCAATGTGTTCATCCTTCACAGCAACGAAGGCTTTCACACGGATACCAGCACGCTTAGCTCCGCTATCTATAGCGTAGATCATTTCAGCAAGACGTAGGGTGGGGATAAAAAAACTATCCCCTATCCCCATCAAATGAAACGGAAAGACCCAGTCAGGTTCTTTAAGTTGATTCGGAGTCATTTGCTACCCACTCTGCTGGAATAGGTGTCCTAAACCAATATAGATAAGTAGAGTCAACGCTGATAGCGTTCTTCCAACCCGTAGTCAATCTGCCCTTCTTGTCATCAATCAAAATCTTGCGCTCCCGCATATCAAACTCAAACTCACGGGTGCTGACTTTGCGTTCTGCAAGAAACTTCTTGAACTCAGTCTTGGATACCTGCAGCAGATCTTCATCACTGACAACACGCGCCACGATTTGATTCTTAGGCTCGTTGGAGATCTTTCCGTCTTTCAACGACAAGATGCTTCCGTGATACTTGTTCATGAAGTCACCGAGCAATGATGGGTAATCTACAGCGTTGACCTTCACAACCTTATCCTTAATCTCAATCATGCTCAGTACTACCTTGTGGTAGATGCGTTCAAGTTCATAGGCAGTGATCTCATGCTCATTTGCTATAGATGCTGCACCAAAGTTAGCGCCCACTAAGTTTTGATAGAAGCGGTATTCTGGGAATGCACCAAAGTCTTTGTTGAACTTATCACGCCACTTCTCAATGTTGTCTAGTATGTAGTTGTCGCCCTTGAGCAGTAGCGCCTTAACAAACATCGGGCCAGCATGCCCGTAGTTGTATTTGAACGCGTCAAATATGTATTCACCTAGACCTGTTTGCTCGTTAAGAAGTTGTGGTCTATGGACTTGGAACTCAACAAGCCTAGCCGCTTCGCCAGTGGGGTTCAGTTTCAATCCTTCCAATATGCCGTACAACCCGTGGTTGGAAGTCAATACAGCAATCAATGACGCAGCCATCTCATACTCACGTTCAGCGTTGACCGACGCTTGCATCCTGATCTTGGCTTTACCGTGAGACACGTTGTGCACCAACTTACCGATCTCTTCTGCCTTCATGTCACCTACTTCGTCTAGTCCAAACATCATGTTGTGCAGACCTAGATAGCGTCCAGTCAATCCGTTGTCAGTTGCTTCTACGACGCTCAAGTCCTTGGGGTGTCCAAACACGCTGAGTCCTGCATACATTGCGCCTGTCTTGGCATTACCAGACAGACCAGTAAGGCTCATAACCACTCCAGAGGTTGACGTATATGGCATCAACGGAGAACCGAAACCACTCATAGACGCAAAGGCATGGAGTTCAAAGCCGGGCTTGTTTAAATAATCCATTGATTCACGCCAACGATTAAATGTTCCATGAGTTGTAAGGTGTCTTGATAGTCCTTTAACGAACGGTGAAGATGGTGCTTCAATCGTTTCGCCTGTGATGGTTATCTCTTTCTTGCCAATAACAAAACTTCGTTTGTTCCAGTCTGGGTCGGTGCGCTGGTGAGTCCACCCCATTTGCATACGCATCTGTAATGCTGCATTGGTTGTCTGGAGGTACTGCCCCCATTTGATGATGTAGTTCATAAGATATTGATCGTTGTGTGATGTAAAGAAAACTCCGTTGCTAGCCATGATCGCCTTCAACGATTCCTTGGCATAGACATGCTTCATTGGTAATAAAAAGGTGCGAGGGCCGTCTAGTGGCAGTTCAAGGCGCATCTCTAAGCACTCGCCGTCGTGTGGGCTGACCATACGCTTGATTGGATATAGATCGCAAGACAAGATCAGGATAGGATCATCTTGAATCTTCATGCCTTTCTTGTCTACCTTTGCTGGTGGCACAAAATAAACACCGCCGTTCTCTCCCTTTACGAAGGGGTATAGAAACTGCGGGAAAGCAGAAACTGCTTCGGTATCCGATGCCTCCCATACTGCGTCCTCTTTATCTGGCGTGGGGGCAGCTTTAAATACTCTTGCGAGTTGGATGGGGCTAGTGATCTTTCCTTTGTGCTGGCATCCATCGCATCGGCTTGGATAGTCTCCGATGAACCACTCACAGGTGCGAGGAGCAGGTGCGCGCTTTGCGACTTTTTCTGTTTCTTCATATGTGTATCTTGGGTCAGGATTAGATAGTTCGTGGATAGCGGTTGCGCCATCATCACAAAACTTAGCGATAGATATAACTGCATGCCACATTGGCTCTTCTAAATTGGCAGCGTTCTCTAACGCGTATTTAACCTGTTCACATCCTCCTTCGTTGTCAACGCTTTTTTGTGCCAAAGATTCAAACGACTTGGCAAAGTTATCTAGTTTGAGTATCGACTGTGTGTCTTCATCCAGACCTTTGGGTATAGAGTCAAGAATGCTTTGCGACTCTTCGGAGCGCTCTTGCACAGGTTGCTGTACAGATTCTTCGCCACCAAGAAAAGCTCTGAACTCAGGCCAACTATAGACAAAAATCTCATCGTTGATAACCGATGTAGGTACAGGTGGGTCAAACTTGTGGTTGAACGTCTCAGGCGCGCGCATGATGCGAGCAGCGTCTGCAGTAACTACAGGATCAATAGCGATGTGTTGTTGGCACAGCGCCTTAAACTTCTCCGCGTATGTTTTCCATTCATCCTTGGGGATGTCTTCATCCATGATCCAGTAGGCGTGAACCCCGCCACCAGAATCAATTACTACTGGGTCTGGTAGTCCAGTTGCCCCAACTAGTTTGTACAACGCAGTGTGTGCGTCTGCTTTGCTCGCATATTCTTTTTTCTCGCCAACGTCTAAGTCGATGAAGAATGAACGCAAAAAAAGGCAGTCATCTGCTTTTCTGCTAAACCCGTCGAACGTCCCCAGTGCGACGAATGTGTTGAGTTGTTTTGCTTTGAACTTTTCAATTTGTTCAAATACACCGTCAAGTGTCTCTGCAAACTTGTTCGTGACTTTCTTATCTGCCCCGATACTTGTGATGCAATAGACACCCTGACTTGGTAATGCTTTCTCGTAGAATTGTTTTAACATGTCTCGTCAGAGTTAAAAATAGCGGGACGATGCCCGCTCGGTAAAAAGGTGGAGGATGAGGTTGGTTTTCTATTCCATCTCGCTCAGCAGAGCCTAGGTGCCTTGCGAAGTCTCAGAACAAGGTTTGGGGCGCAATGACCCGCACGAGCACAATCCCCGCCCTCCGATTTGGTTAATCGAACTTTCTCCCAACCATATCTTCAAGATAGGCCTTGGCATCTTTGACAGTTTTAGCTGGCAATAGACCCTTGGCTGTATCACTTTCAATTAAGTCGGTAAGTGTTTCCACTTTTAGTAAGTTCTTGTGGCGGATAGGCTGACCACGGAACCAGCTGAACACAGTCATGCGAGATACCTCCAGCGCATCTGCCACAAACTTGGTAGGCAAGTTTGCCTTAACACAAGCGAGGGCTAGGGCAGTACCTGCCCTATTAGGGTTTGCCTTATATAGCTCAATCAAAAAAGCTTCACTGTATGTCCGTGACATTCCTAATCCTTACTTCTTAGACCATTTCTTAACTACGTCAGAGATATCTTTCTCCTCCGTAGCTGCTGGCTTCTTAGACTCAACCTTGACGGGTTGTGGCTCGTCGGGTACTTCGGCGCGTGTTGGCGCTTGAGCTTCTTCTGGTGAATCAGTTTGGAACACGTTCATCTTGACCGCTGCCTCTGCTGCAGGGCTCTTAGCCTGACGCGCAATGATCGGCAGGATGTCGTCATCCACCTTACCTGCGGGGCTAAACAAGACCTTGGGCGTGGGTGCTTTGGTGTCGAATGCCATCTTAGTAATGACACGACCTGCTGACACATTGTGTGACGCCAAGTGCTGGATGTATGGACGGAAAGGCCAACGACCAGTATCTTCTTTACCGAAGGCAGATGTTGCGGGGAGGACCAACTGCATCACATCACCTGATGGATCTTTAGGCAAGACCACGGCAGTGCGCCAAGAAAGACGGCAAGCAGTACCCATACCGCCACCACCAGAGCCCTTGACTGCTTTGTCGCAGTCTAAACAAGACTTAGCGAGTGGGGACTTCACCTCTGCATCAGGGGTCTCAGAGTCGGTAGACCAGCAGGCTGGGCTAATCTTTTGACCTTCTTGATACGCGCCCTCGTAATACATACGTGAGGCTTTGTGCGCCATCTTGACGAAGATCACTTCCATGTGGCGATCTTCGATAGCACCGATTTCTTTACCGCCCGCATACTTGCGGAATACGCCACCCTTGATAGAGATGCGTTTGTTGCTTTGGCGTGCACCACCTGCTACGGCAAGTGTGTCGTCATCTAATCCCTCGACGGAGGCTAAGTTACCACTGAACATGGTTGCGAGATCATTACTCATTTGAGTTTCCTTTGTTACTGAACTTACTATTTGGAGGGCTTACGAACAACTATCGTAAATTCCCTCATCACATTCACCCCGGGCGGTAGACCATCGTCTTTGTGCTCGGCTATGAATTCCTTAAAGTTGCCCTGATGGATACGACGCTCCAGCAAGTCAACTGCTTGATGTTCCAGAATAAACTTCTTGAAGTTATCCCAGTCGTTGGTAGTAAAACGTTCCTTGAGAGACCGAATTACCGTTCCGCTTTCGGTGCGGATGCTACTAGCGTTTGTTTCGTTGCAGACTGTCAGCATGGATTGCTCTAGCAGTTTCATCTCCTGCTCTAACTCATCGTCATGTTTTTTCCAATCTGATTCGATTCTTTCACGCTCGTTTCTAATTGTCAAGTATATCTTGACTAATTCTTCCAAATTATTTTCTACTTCTGTCATATCCCTAACTCCTGTTTGTACAGATCAACCAAGCTTTCGTGCGAATCGACCTTGCCTTGCAACATAGAGTAAACCCTACGTTCGGCTTCTGACCCTTGCAGATGAACAACTGTCATGCTGTTGACCTGACCGAATCGATCGATACGTGCGATACATTGCAAGTAGGTTTCCACGGACATGACTGGAGACCAGAACACAACTGTGTCGGCAGCAGTCAACGTCACCCCATGCGATGCAGCTTGCGGTTGGATTACTAAGACTCGTGGATTTGTTTGGGTCTGAAATCTATTAATGACATCAGCCCTGTCTCTGGCAGAGACATCGCCATTGATTACTTCATTGTCAACTCCTTGTGAACTTAAATGACGTAAAACTAATTCGATGGTGTGCCGATAAGGGACAAACACAATTACCTTGTGCTCGGTCTCATCTAGAACTTCCATCAACGCACTGAGCCGTGGTGTCACGTCAAACTCCACCACTTCTCTGTTATCGGTGTACATAGCACCACCCGATATTTGTAGCAACTTACTCAGCATCGCTGCTGCGTTTACTGCACTGATCTGCTCACCTGCAGCTTCGATCAACTGCTGGGACTTCAACTCTTTGTAGTAGCGCATGACCTGTGAGGTCAACGGCACTTCCCTCGTCTGGTAGACCACTGGAGGTAGGTCAAGACACTGTGCCTTCTCGTAACGGATAGCGGGTTGCAACGCCTCGAACACATCTGTCTTTGCCGTGGGCTTTGGCACGAACTTAAATTTGGTTACTTGTTGCATCACCTTGTCGCGCCAAGATGTGAAGTACCTAGGCACACCAGTAGGGTTAATCAACCTTGCTAGACCGAACGCATCGAGTGGGGACTGCGATGCGGGTGTACCTGTGAGCATCCACAATTTGGTGGATGGTTTAAGAATCTTTGCCAATGTTTTCCAGCGTTTTGTCGTTACTGTTTTATATGCATTGGCCTCGTCAATAACAATTAGGTCAAACCCTGCTTTACTTATTTCTTCTTGAACTGTGGCTACACCATCGAAGTTTATGATGACGAACTCATACTCTCCGCTAATAATCTTCTTGCGTTTGTTGTTGTCTCCGTGAGCTATGCCAACGGTTCTGTGCATGGCAGTTTTGAAGATGTCGGCCTGCCAAGCGGAATACATGATGGATAGCGGACAGATAACTAGAACGCGCTTTACCTGCCCAATCGACATGAGATAGTCTGATGCCCAAATAACGGAAGAGGTCTTACCCGTGCCAGCCTCATTGAAACAGAAGCAGCGGTCTCGCAACGCTAGGTATCCCGCAGTAATCTTCTGATGGACGAAAGGCTTAAACATCCCGGGCCAGTCGTATTGCTTGAGCATCGGGTTGGGGGCGTCACCATAGATACGAACTAGGCGTTGCATCTCGGGTATACCCCAATAGACCACGACCTCTGCCGTGTCGCCATCGTCTTTGAGCACTTCGCATCGATCGATATGCCCAACTAGGAATTGCAAATCACTAGACGGGATAACCATCCTGACCGCAATATCGTCAACTACATCCATAACTTTCCTTTACTAAATTAAACGTAGCCCCTTACGGGGGCTAGTCGATCAAGCCTGTCGTGCCAAGGGAGATTGACATCTAGGAAGCACCGCTCGATTGACATGGTTATTTGGGGGAAAGCAACTAGGAACCCCGCGTTGCTCACTGCATGCCTAACAGCAACGACTACTTCCTGCGTTCTTTTTTGCTAGTCTCAGACGCTAACGCGCCAGAAGAGGTTCGCTTAAATGATCGATTCTTTGATGGGCTTTCAAGTCGGATTCCGTCTGCATTGCTTCCGCCTTTAGATAGAGCTTTGACGTGTGCAACATCTTTTCCCGCACGGCTAACGCCTTCGGCATCAAGTTTTCTTCTGGCACGCTGGCGCTCCATCCTGTTAGGCAACTCACCTCTAGATTTTTGCTGTTCATATTCTTTTTTATAAGGTCTTGGTTTATTAACGTAAGGCATATCATCCTCTCAATAAGTTATAAGATTATCTTCTGTCCTTGTAGTGTTCGCAAGTTCTGACTGGACACCAGCCGCATAGTGGAGTTGGGTTTGGATTCCACATGTTTGTGACGTATGAATTATCCAGCCTACGTAGGTCAGACTTGAACGCGTCCCATAGTTTGTCTATGTCTTTACGCTCATAAGACTCATTTACAAAACTGTTATGCGCCACGAATAACAAACCCGCATTGATCGTATTTATGTCGGGGTTATGGGCGAAGGTCATCAGCGCCATCAGCTTTAACTGTTTTACGTCAGGGTACTTATTGCTACCTGTCTTGTAGTCGAGGATATAGCCTGTGTCGCCACGCACAATAAGCAAGTCCACGATACCTCGTACCCAGCCGTCGCTGTACTTACAAGCGTTGCCGTCTCTGTCCAGAGCCATGCGTTGCTCGGGAAACTTCTCACCTTCGATGTCGATGATGGTATCCATAAGCGGTTTAAAGTGTAAGTAATTCTTAGCGAGAGGAGTGCCGTCCTTGACGTAATTCTCTAATGCCTTATGCACTTCGTTGCCGTAGGTCATCTCGGGCGTAGTTTGCTTGAAGTAACGCTTCAATACCTTGACTTCTTGGTACTGCTTGGGGCAGTTGATGTATTCCTTCAGCGAGGAGAAAGACCATTTGTAGTTACTCATGTAATTCCTTTAAGCGCTCTTCTAAGCGACGTATACGTTGGCGGTTGTACTCGACTACGCTAGTTGCATACTCAAGTGCTTTCTCTGCGTCCATCTTGGAGATGTATGCCTCACGCAACTCTTTGCCAATGATCTCTTCTAGTGTCCTTGCGCGCAGTAGATCGCGTATAAAGGTCACGAATACTTCTCTGTTAGTCATGTGTTTCTATCCTTTAATGCTTTTTCAATTGCCTTGGCAAATGCAATTTGTCCGTCAGGCATAGACCCACCACCGTGTGTTTTTACAGTCTCTGCAAAAATATCTAGAATTACTACTGTGGGCAACGCAACCCAAGGCTTCTTGTATTCTTGGATGTCATCATCTTCTTCTACTCTGCGGTGTGGCACTGATATGCCGATTGGTCTAGTCATGTGTTCCTCCCAATTAAGTGTGTCTATGTTTAGCCTTATCTGAATCCCACGGGCAGTACATTCCGCATAGAACGCTTGGTCTTTTGTGTAGCGTTCTTTTACTTCGTCACTCCATTGCGAGTTCATTTCTTCCCCTCCAACTCAGCAACTCTGTCAGACAAGACACGCACCAACTCAGTCAGCACAGCGACTTCCGCAATAAGCTGTTCTCTTGATGGTTGCTTCATGTCACGCACATAGTCTTGCTTGATGCGAGACTCCATCTCTATGCGGTTGAACTCTTCGTCTTCGTAGGATGTGGATTCCATTTGTCAATTCCTTCTTTACTTATACTCTACCATATCACCATAACTTTCGCCATACTGCGCTTCACAAGTCACGGGTAAACCCTTAGCCCAGTCAGGCGTCCAGTTCATGCACTCGACAATATAAGCAAGCGCGTTATCTTTCTCGGCCTCTTCAACAACCACCACGGCAGCGTCGTGAACAGTCAGGGCTATGCGGTATTGCTCTTGTATCTTAAGCATCTGCTGTCCCACGACAATCCGCGCCAAGGCTTGAACTACGTTTTCAACTAGCGATCCGCCCCACAGGGATACTTGTCCTTTACGAGACTTGTATTCGTATTGGGATTTAGATTCATTGCTATTGAGTTTGAGTTCGGGATAGCGTATGTATAACCCGTTCGGCAGTTTTAGTCCCGTAGAAGTTACAACCACACACTCGTGCTCACCATAGAAATAGTTCTTCTTGTCTTTAGGCCATATGGATAGATGTTTTATTACGCCATCGCCTTCGTTCCACAGCGCTTTGACCTTGTCGTTCTGTTCGCGGTATGTATCAACATACTTTTGAGCCTCTTCTTTAGTAACGATCGCCCCGGGAGGACTTGTCTTGAGCGTGTGCTGAAGTTTTAACGCACCAGTCCCATAGCCTAAACCCAGAATACAGGTTTTACCAACGAACCGTTCCACTGGGTTAGCCTTCGTGACGGGCTTGCCATATATCTTGGTTGCGAAGAGCGAATAAACATCTTCTCCCTTGCGAAACTGCTCGACCACATCATTCTGTCCTGCCAACCATGCGAGGACACGCGCCTCGATTTGAGACGAGTCGCAGTTGATAACGATGCAGTCATCGGGCGCAACCACCGCGTTCTTGAGTGCTTTCTTTTTCTTATCTCGACTTGGGAGATTTTGGAAATTGACTTTATCAGAGCCTGCCCATCTGCCTGTGTGAGCGCCATAGTATTTGAGTGGGATGGGTAGCATCCCCTTGTTACGCTTGCCGATGTCGATGAATCTTTCAATCCTTGACTCTTCGATGGTTGATTTAGTCCCAAGACGCACCGCGCAGAGTTGCTGTATGAAAACATTATCCGCCTCCATAAGCGCCAAAAAGCCCTCATCGTTTTTAGCCAACGCATATGTTTCCTTTCCAGTTGTTTTGCTATCTTTCATCGGGACAGTAATGTTGTGTTCCGCTAGTAGTTCAGCAAACTTCTTGTTGCTCGCCAAACGCTTGCGCACTTGCTCTGCCGTCTCGCAGTTGAGTTTCTCCATCAAGCCTTCTAGCAGTGCGTTCTTCTCTTCGCGCAACTCGTCAGCCCTCTCTTGCAGTAGGGCGTCGTCAACATAAAACACTGGATGCGTGAACATCCGCAATGTCATATCAATTAGTTTCATTTCATCTTCGGGAAACTCGTTCGACAATATATTGAAGAGGGTAAAAGTAAGATCTACGTCATTCTTGCAATACTCACCGTAGCGGGCTAGTTCTTCTTTATTGAAGTCGAGTCGAGTCTTGCCTTCAGCCAAGACAACCTCTTCGCCCTTTGCGCCTATCTCATAGCGTGTAGCCAACGCCTTCAGCGAACCACCTGCATCGACGCCATGCAACGCACGAGCCATACACAGAGTGTCATACATGAACGCTGGTGTGATGCCATACTTCCAACTAAGAATACATCCATCGAAGAGGGTGTTGTGACACAACAACGCGCTGCTGCTCCAGTCAAATGTGGATAAGAATTCTTTTATCTTGTCGTTGTTGCCTGTAAACCAAACGGATGGTTCGTCATCAACCTTCACGCCAACGCCTATGACTTCAAAGCGTTTGTCTCGCACATACTCTTCGGTAGTCTGATGCTTGAAACCAAGTTTGATCTTGGAGTCGTAGTAGGTCTCGAAGTCGAGAGTAATTAAACTCATTCTCCTCTCGCTTTCATCATTGCGTCTGCGTATCGGTATGCCTGATAAGAAACTCTGTCATCGAAATCTTTTGTGTTTCTAGATTCATATGGCAGTGCTTGGTCTTCAAATTGAATTAGTGCTTGCATAGCCTTACTCGCAAAGTAATCACGCAAGGCCATGCCTCGATGAGACAAAAAATTCTCATGCGGAAATGCTGATATATCTTTCATAGTAGTGCGTCCTCGTATTGCTGTGTTTGTTTCTTAGTAGATGCGCGCATTACTTTTTCTAACACGCTTGGGTCTACGCGTTTGAATGGATTCCAATCGTTTCTTGATATTCTCGAGATGAGTTCGTCTCTCAAAATCAATTGCCTCTTGCGGGATAACGAGTTCTTGGGTTGTAAATCGGTGTTCGTTTGCACATTCTCTCCTTCGTGTTTGCCCAAAAGTGGGCGATTGTCTTGTCTCTTTCACTATTGACCATGCACCGCACTCGGGGCATTTCATAACGCTCTCGCTTGCGCAGGGTTGTATGCGGTAGTTGATATAGTGCCACCATTACCTACTTGAACTAAACCTTTCGGGTCTGTCCATCCTGTCGAGTAGCGATCTTTGGCTTGATAGCGAATAGTATTTTCAGCACTACCCAATGGTTCACGCTCGCCTGCTAGTGTTGCAAGAACCTCTCCATTGAAGCAATCAATTTCTGCTCGCTTAAGCGCTTCTTTAAGTGCTTGCTTGTCCTCGTCGGGTAGACACCCTGTCATGTTCATAACTCGCGCCCACTTGGAAGCCAAGCCCTCTACAAATTCTTCGGGGTGAGACGCTATGCGTGCGAGCAAAATTTCTGTTCCTGTTTCCATATATCACCCCAACCAAGGTTTAACTAAACAATAGACCACGGCTTGTTCCCAAGTCATGTAGCCCGCCTGTCCTTTCCGTTGCCACACATCACCTGTATTGGTATGCAGTCGGTCAAAGTCCATCTTCATTAGATAATCTGCAATATCATTAGGCGTTATCTGCTGTGGCATTGAAATTGTTGCAGACGGTAAAGGGGTGGTAATAGTTGAGTTTGACCAAACCACACTTGGGTTTGTCGGGTAGTTGTTCATCATGTCAATTTCCTTTGTTCAAGAACTGGTATCAAATTAGCAGTCCACCGATCGATGGGTCGCTAATCTTAGAGTTTTAATAGATACAAAAATAGGGGGCGATGGACGAACCATGCCCCCTTATGGTTACTTGGCTAACTTAGCAATTTCACGATTGAGATACCAGCGTGCCTTGCACAAGTCCTCGTGCTTATCACCTTTGTGATCGGCTCGTGTAATGTATTTCACAACATTGCCCAAGTTGTAGCCCAACTCTTTGGCTTCGATAAAGTCGATCGTCTCCATGCCACCCTTTGTGTAGTGAGGCGGGTTGTTGACCATATCGGTGTGATGTATCTGAATGATCTCTTTGCGTATCTGATTCGCTACTTCAGTAGGAACATCAACTGACGGTGTTGCGCTCTGCATGCGTGACTTCTGTTTCCACACAGCAAATTTGCCACGACCGACTTTGTGTAGGCGTAACTTCTTGCGTGCGTTGTATAAAAGATTATGTGCGGAGTCCATCTTCACACCGATTTCAGTAGCGATTTGTTGCGCTGTTGTATCGTGGTTATCAGCAACGAGTTTTGTTGCTCTTGCTATGTTGCTTTTAGATCTAATCATTTGCCTTCTCCTTTTTGGTTTGGCGTTTAACGGATACGATTCCAACCCTATGTTGGTCTCGTGCTTCTTGCATAGAATCTGCGAGTTCATACGATAAGGATGCGATCATGGGCAAAGATTCTCCTTTCATGATTAGCCCAATCATTGCAAACCCCGCATGTAGATCTCGCAGATTGCTACGATCTTCTTCATCTGTCATTTCATTCCTTTCAGTAATGAATCTAATTCTTCGTAGTTATCTTCGTTAACTACAAGTGTGTGTCCTCCTCGCTCACGGATTCTTTTCATGTGTTCAAGTTGTAGGGCGGTAGGCTTGTTGTCGCCCGACTTCGCTTCGATACCAATAAAGTTACCCTTGTGGCATACAACAAAGTCAGGGACACCCGCACTGCCGAACCCTGTGCCTATGGGCATGGTGAAGTAGACATCGTGTGCCTTAAGAATCTTTTGAATCTTGACCTTGACCTTGCCCTCGGGAGTCATATGTCCTCCCTACACATCCACACGATTGCCACGCCGACTAGCACAACAATGATTGCGCCCAGTCCCATCAACACAACTGCCCATGCAATAGTCTCAAGCATTATTTAGTCCTCCACCTTTCAGTGAATCGAGAGTTTCACGATTCAGAATTAAACAGAAATACGAGTGCGACGCCCGCCACCCAACATCATCCATCTCATGCGATTGGTTGTTGGTATAGAGAGATATGTTGTCAAGGTCATGATCATCTTTGTATCCGCCTTCGTGAGCAAGAATCATTGCTAACTTCGACTTCAACTCATCTGGTAATGTGTTGTCGTTGTATCGCCTAACAGTCCTGTCACCCACATAGACTGTGTAGTGTTCGTCTGCGCCCCGCATTACTGGAACACGCACCAAGTGCCAATGCTTTTGGTGAACTACTGGAGAAAGCGACCGAGACATCAGCATGGTGTCACCATCCACGCATGATCGAACTGTGAGGGACGAGAGTGATAGAAGAACACTGCATCAAGACCTTGGTCATAGTTATCCATGATTGGTATGACACCTTGCTTGTTGTGATTAGATTCTTCATAAGCCAACTTGGTCATAGTCATCACTGGAATGAACTCTGCAAGTTGCTCGTAACTACTGTATCGTTTGAATGGTTCAACTGTTTCATACTT